GTTTAGGTAGAAGTAAAAGAAACAATTTAGTATTGAGAGCTTGGGATGAAGAAGGTGCTTCTCACCGTGGATTGTTAGGTACACGTCCAATGCCAGGTTGGAGACTATTTAAATTAGATAAAATATTGACTTTTAAGCCAACCGGTGAGACCTTTGATACACCAAGACCCAACTACAATCCAAATGGTGATAAAAGTATGACTTCGGTTATTATTAATGCAAAATTTTAATTTATGGACATTCAAAAATTAATGATGGCTAAAGCCATTATGGATAAAACCACACAGATGGATAATAGTGGTGTAAAACCACAATCAAGACCACAAATGCAAGTTGAAAACTTTTCAGCTCCTGCAGCAAAATACAATATTCCATCGGATATGTTGGAAAGTGTTAACCCAATGCAACAACCTGTATCAACTAAGTTTATGAACCAAGGTTATCCATCAGCTTCAGCGGATGCAATTTCTAAGTCAAAATTACCCGACGAAATCAAAAGATTAATGCTTGAACACCCAATTGAACAACCTAACGGTTTTAGTAATGTTGGGTTATCTGATGATTTGATTGAAAAGGCTTCAAGATTAATGGGAACTCAACGTAAAGATATTAAGGAGTCAGTTCAAGAAACAAACGTACCTCAACAAAAAACTACAGACACGTCATCACTAAAGAAAATGATGAAACAAGTTGTAAAAGAGGTTTTGAAAGAAAATGGTATGTTAGTTGAATCTGTTGAAAGGTCTAATGACAATTTCAAATTTCAAGTTGGTAATCACATTTTTGAAGGTAAGTTAACTAAAATCAAAAAATTGTCCTAAAGAACTTTTATAATTTTCTTATTTGTCTTATATTTTGTAAACAAAGTATAAGTACATGTCAAAAATTAATGTTTTAGTTATTCCATCAGACCGTTCAGGAGTCGGTAAGTTCCGCTCAATGGACCCTCACATTTTCCTACAATCTAAATACCCTGACGAGTTTCACGTTGAGATAGATTTTCAACCTCCTGTAGATAATATGGAGTTTTGGAAAAAATATCAAATTGTTCATTATCACCGTGCTATCAGTCAAAACTACGACTATTCAGCACAGTTAGTTGAAAAACTAAATGCTATGGGTATTATCACCATATGTGATATTGATGACTATTGGTTACCAACAAAAGACCACCCAATCCACGATATTATTGTTTTCAATAAGATTAATGAAAAGATTGTTGCCAATCTGAAAGTTGCGAAATACGTTACCACAACAACACCACATTTTGCCGATGAGATTAGAAAACTCAACAAGAATGTCTACGTTCTACCCAACGCAATCAATCCTGACGAACCACAGTTTAAGGAACAAACTCCTGAACACGATAAGTTACGAATCGGTTGGTTAGGTGGTTCTTCTCACTTGGCGGATTTACAACTACTTGACGGAAGTTTTGCCAAGATTGTAGATAAGAAAGATAAATACCAATTTGTATTGTGTGGTTTTGACACTCGTGGAACTATCACAGAAATCATCGCTCAAACAGGAGAACACAAAAAACGTGATATCAAACCTGAAGAAACCGTGTGGGCAAGATACGAAGAGATTTTCACTCAAAAATACAAAACAATATCTCCCGAGTACCAAAAAAAATTAATGTTGTTCCAACAACAAGAGTATCCTGAATTTATTGACGAGTCATACCGAAGAGTTTGGACTCTACCTGTTACAAGTTATGCTAAGAACTACGCAAAGTTTGATGTATCTTTGGCACCAATTAAAAACCACATCTTTAATAGAATGAAGTCACAACTAAAGATAATTGAAGCAGGTTTTTACAAAAAAGCGATTATTGCATCAAATGTAGGACCTTACACAATTGATTTGAAACATTGTTTAGAAAATGGTAAATTTGTTGACGGGAACGCTATGCTGGTTAACGAGGCACGAAATCACGCCGATTGGGCCAAATACATCAACAATCTAATTGCCAATCCAAATATGGTTAAAGATATGGGTGAGAGATTATACGAAACCGTTAAGGACACATACGATTTGAATACCGTAACAAAAACAAGAGCTGATTTATACAAAAGTTTAGTAAAATGATAAAAATACCATTACCCAAAATTCTTTTCTTAGACATTGAAACTGTCGGTTTATGTAAAGATTACGACACATGTGTCATTGACCATCCAAAGATTGCCGAACAATTTGACAAATACTTTGATTGGTTTTTAAAACGTTTTCCTGAGGACTCATTAATTGAAGAAAACCAAAAAAACAAAGTGTTTGCAACCCGTTGTGCTTTGGTACCTGAATTTGCAAAAATTGTTTGTATCAGTGTTGCCTTCGTTATGGAAAACGGTGATGTTAAAAAACAAACTTTTTCAAACGACAACGAAACTCAACTGTTACAAGATTGTCAAAAACTTCTTGACCGTTGTGGTAAATTGGAGTTTTGGCTCTGTGGACATAACCTGAAGAACTTTGACATCCCTATGATGGCAAAAAGAATGATTATAAACGGACTTCTCCCACCGTCAATCCTTCCTTCCTATGATACCAAACCTTGGGACATCAAAGCAATTGATACCCGTGAAATTTGGCAATTCGGTGCATACACCGCAATTGGTTCTTTGGACTTGATGTGTGCTTCTATGGAAGTACCTTCACCCAAAGATGGTGAAGTGACTGGAGATAAAGTTCACGACGCATATTGGAACAAGGGTATGTTGAAAGAAATTTCAGAATACTGTGAAAGAGACGTAAACGTTTTGATTGATATTATTAAAAAATTAAAAGCACTTAAATAATGGAAAATATAAATTTAAATGACCCCGAACTTGATAATGAGTTCATCAAACTTTTAGAAGAAATTAAAAATTTCAAACCCGACGGTGAAACAGATGTGTTGGATGAATTGAAAACAAATATAGGTTTTGACCTCAATGACTTTGAAGATTTTTTAGCTAACGGTCTTAGCCGAAAGATTTTGGCATACAAGAAACTACATCCCGATGCAGTTGACCCTGAATATGCATACGAGTCAGATTCAGGATTTGATTTATGGTCGGTAGAAGAAGTTAATTTCCTTCCATTTGAAAGGAAACTTGTTTCAACAGGATTGTCATTTGACATCCCCGAAGGACATGAAATTCAAGTAAGAACCAAGAGTGGTTTAGCTCTTAAACAAGGTCTTATGGTTTTGAATAGTCCTGGTACTGTTGACCAAGGTTATACCGGTGAAGTCAAAGTTATTTTGATGAACATGAACAACATGGCAATGACTGTGGATAAGGGACAAAAAATTGCACAAGCAGTTCTATGTTCTGTAGAGTCAGGAAAGAAAATTTACCTACACCATGTTGAAGAGTTCAACGAAAAAGAACGTGGTGATAATGGTTTTGGTTCAACAGGAATTTAATATGGAAAATGTAAGCCCTGTTTTACCTGAAGGTACCAAAAATTACCTCATTGACATTGATGGAACAATCACCGAAGATGTTCCAAATGAGGAACCATGGAGAATGTTAGAATGTGAACCATATGAAGGTTCTGTGGACATCATCAACCGATGGTTCAGTGATGGACACGTTATCACATTCTTCACATCAAGAACCGAAGAACATCGTGAAATAACCGACACATGGTTACAGAAAAATGGTTTTAGATTTCACAATTTATTAATGGGAAAACCTCGTGGTGGTAACTACCATTGGATAGATAACCATATTGTTCGCGCAACAAGATATAATGGAAAGTGGACACCACTTACAACAGTTAAAACAGATATTGAAGTTTTTGAGAAATGATTACAGTCGCATTTAGTACAAGAAAAATAGACCCTTCCTTTGTAGAATTACTTAAGAAAACCTCAGGGATTAAATCTCTTGAGGTTTTACCTTTTGAAAACAACGGAGAATATTCCTTAACTCAGGTGTATAACATGGCACTTGAGAAATCATCAAATGACATTGTTGTTCTTTGTCACGATGACCTTTATTTTGATTCAAACAATTGGGGTCAAAAAGTGTTAAATCATTTCAAAAGAAATCCCGATTACGGTATCTTGGGTGTCGCAGGAACCACCAAACTACCCAAGTCAGGAATGTGGTGGGAAGACCGTTCAAAGATGAAGGGTATTGTTAACCATGAAAGTGGTGGAAAGAAATGGGAATCAAAGTATTCACCAACTAAAGGAAATGAGGTTGATGAAGTAGTTTTAGTTGACGGATTATTTATCGCAGTTGACAAAACAAAAATTCAAGAAAAGTTTGACGAATCTGTAGTTGGATTCCACTTCTATGATGTGGATTTCTGTTATAGAAATTTCCAAAAAGAAGTTTCAATTGGTGTTGTTTATGATGTCAGAATTACACACAAATCTATTGGACAAACAAACGAACAATGGGAGTTAAATCGTAAAGTTTTTTCTGAGAAATATTCAGAGCATTTACCAATTAAAGTAGTTCCAAATTTGGATATGACTTCCAAATTAAAAGTGATGATTACTTGTTTATCATTTAAGAATTTTACGGGTTCAGAAATGTATGTTTTTGAATTAGCAAAAGGTTTACGAAAATTAAACTGTGAAGTTACTGTTGTTTCAACTATTGGTGGCCCATTGACAACCATGGCAAACAAAATTGGAATTAAAACTTTGGGATTCACCGAATTCCCTGGTTTTAAATTAGGTGATGGGAAATGGGGTTTTGACACCGCTCAAGGTGTTCAACCAAGTAAAGCCGGTGTGATGTATAAGGTGTCTGACCCTGATTACGATATTATCCACGTACAACACAAAAACATCACAGATAAAGTGGTTGAAGTTTATCCAAAAATACCAAAAATTGCAACCATTCACTCTGAAGTAATCGCTTTAGAAAATCCAGTAAAAGATAAGACCATTGTAAATTACATTGCAATACGACCTGAAATTCAAAACCATATCATCAATGTTCATGGAATTCCTGAAGAAAATACCCAAGTAATTTATAACCCAATTGATGATACCCGTTTTAACACAAAAGGAATTAAAGATGATGGTTATATTTTATTTGTTGGAACCATAGATTATTTGAGAGACAAAACAATTACAGAATTGTCAGAATATGCCGAAGAAATTGGTAAGGAATTGTGGATTGTGGGAGAGATGAATGGTGGTAATATTGGTCACGTTTTAGAAAAACCATTTGTTAAGTATTTTCCATCAACAAATCAGGTAGAAAAGTTTGTTAAAAATTGTTCTGAAACTGCCGGTATTTTACTTGGTAGAACAACTATTGAAGGATGGATGTGTGGTAAACCCGGTTGGATTTTTGATGTTGACCCTTTTGGTAATGTTTTATCAAAAGAAAAACACGAGGTTCCTGAAGATGTTTCAAAATATTCTTCAACAGAAATTGTAAAACAAATCAAACAATATTACATTGATACCCTTAACCTTTGGTGGGATGAAAGAGAAGACAAAATTGAATCTGAAAGTTTCAATAAACTTTATTTCAACGGTAGAAAAATTACCCCCGATAACACGAAAAACTGGGGTGATATGGTTCCATACAAAATCTTAAAAGAACTCTCAAAGAGTGAAAAACTAAAAGTTTCTCAAGTTTTTAACGTAAAGAATCCTATGGTAAAATATCCAATTATATCAACAGGAAGTGTGATGCACTTTACCAATCCTGATTCAATTGTTTGGGGTACAGGATGTATTGATGAAAAGATGGTTGGTGAGGAACCAAAGAAAATATATGCCGTTAGAGGACCTCTAACACAACAAGAATTGGAACTCAAAGGATGGGAATGTCCCGAAGTATACGGTGACCCCGCTTTGTTGTATCCAATGATTTATAACCCCCAAGTTCAGAAGAAACATAAGTGGGGTTTTATCCCTCACTACATTGAGTTTGAATCTGATTCAGATTTGGATGTGATTCACCATATGGAGAAACTTGGATTCCAAATTATTGATGTTTGTTCAGGTTCAGAGAAGTTTATTGATGAGTTGTTAGAATGTGAAAACATCATTTCATCATCACTACACGGATTAATTGCCGCAGACGCATACGGTATACCAAATGCAAGAGTTAACGTGTCTAATAAACTAATTGGTGGTGACTTTAAATTCAAAGACTATTGTTACTCAGTTGAAAGAGAATTGGATTACGGTTATCAATTAACAAACGAAACAACTGTGGAAAACATTATGGATTTACATTACAATAAATCCATTATCTTTGATAGAGAAAAATTACTAGAATCAGCACCTTGGAATTACGAAGAAAATAAAGAACTATTTTGATATGATATATTGGTTTACAGGACAACCCGGAAGCGGTAAAACAGTTTTGAGTGTTTTACTTAAAGATTATTTAGAAAAAAATTATTTAAAAAATGTGATTCACATTGATGGTGATGATTTGAGAGAAATTTTTGAAAACAAAGATTACTCTAAAGAAGGTAGAATTAAAAACATTGTTTTTGCTCAACAATTAGCCCAATTTTGTCACACCAAAGGGTTTGACGTTGTTGTGAGTTTGGTGAGCCCTTACAAAGATGTTAGAGAATCCTTTAAAGAGAAAATGAAAAATCACATTCGTGAAATTTATGTTCACACCACCGATATACGTGGAAGAGAAGATTTTCATGTTAAGGATTACGAAGCACCTACGGATGAATTTATTGAAGTAGACACCACATATGAAACTCCTGTGGAATCAATACGATACATTACATCGGGGGTGGGTATATGAAATATAACACCTATTTTTGTGACATAGACGGTACGGTTTTTAAATACAGGTTGTTTGACGAATTACAGACAACACCGGTTGAAATTATTGAATCAACCAAAGACTTGTTGGTTAAATGGTATAACGAAGGACATCACATTGTTATGACCACCGCAAGACCTGAAGAATTAAGACATTTCACTGTCATGGAACTATTCAATAATAGTATTCCTCACCATCAGTTAGTTATGGGTATAGGAAGAGGAATTAGATTTGTTATAAACGACATGGACCCACAAAAAGAAGGAAAAAGGGCTCATGCGATTAACCTTTATAGAGATAAAGGTTTTGATAGTAATGTGGACTAAAAATATACATGTTCAGTCTTCTTTGGAAAGAAAAGACGGACAATTCGCAATGTTTGTAGGTAGATGGCAACCTCTTCACAAAGGTCATCAAGAATTATTTAAACAAGCGATGGACGAGGGTAAGAATGTTCTAATCTGTATTAGAGACATAAAACCTGATGAAAAAAATCCATTTTCTGCGGAGGAAGTTAAAAATAATATAATGAATTTTTATTCAACTGAATGTGTTGAAGGTAAGGTCACAGTAATGGTTATTCCCGATATCTGCTCTATTGAATTTGGTAGAGGAGTTGGTTATGACATTATTGAACACATACCACCAACAGAAATTGGTGAAATATCTGCAACCAAAATTAGGGAGGAAATGAGACAAAATGGTAAGTTATAAACGACACTTATTAAAAACAATTACATGGAGAGTTGTTGGTACAATTGACACCATGTTGTTGGGCTGGTTTGTTACCGGTGACATTAAATTGGGTTTAGCAATTGGAGGTTTTGAGGTTATAACCAAAATGATATTATACTTCCTACATGAAAGAGTTTGGTACAAATATATTAGATACGGTCTAAATAACGATGAGAAATAACCCTTTTGTTTTTTTATTTTAATTTTATCTTCTTAAAAAGAAAACACCATGGAGAAGATTAATTCTGAGGAATCAAAAAAAATCTACATTTATGAAAGTCCCGATAAAGGTAAAACAATTTATCAAAGAGAATTTTCAAAACCTCACGATACCCGTGAATTAATAATTACAGAATAATAATGAGAAAAAAACAAACACCAACTGCAACTCCATCAACAACGGCAATAGAATACGGTCACAAAACTAAAAAAGAGGTTATTTGTTCAATCTTAAAAAGAAAAACAAAAGAGAAATTTTTATCACAAAGTCAAAAATTATATTACGATAAATTAAATAATGGTGAAATTATAATTTGTTCAGGTCCTGCAGGTGTTGGTAAGAGTTACATCGCAATGAAAGCAGCTGTAGATTTATTATCTGACCCAACAAACAACTACGAAAAAATTATCATTGTAAGACCCGCAGTCGAAGCTGAAGAAAAGTTAGGGTCACTTCCAGGTAACGTTGAAGAAAAACTTGACCCATATATTTTCCCATCATACTATCTTTTGAATAAAATTATTGGTAAAGAAGTTCGTGAAAAATTAAAAGAAATTGAAGTTATTGAAGTTTTTGCTTTGGCGTACATGAGGGGTATGAACATTGATAATTCAATCTTAATCTTTGAAGAAGCTCAGAACTCAACACCAAACCAAATGAAATTGTTACTTACAAGAATTGGTTTTAACAGTAAATTTTTTATTTCAGGTGATTTGGAACAGACCGATAGATATAAAGATAAAAAACAGTCAGGTTTGTGGGATGCAATCCACAGGTTCCAAGATATGGATAGTATCTTAACACACGAATTCAGTGATACTGATGTTGTGAGAAATCCATTGATTACAAAAATATTAAAAAAATACGTAGACAAAGAATGAGAATTGCGGTAGACATTAACGGTGTTTTAAGAGATACTCTCACCAAGATTCAACAGGTGTACGAGAGGTGGTATATTGATAACCAAATCAAGCAAGAAGATGAAAGTTTTGAATATGAAATAATCTCTCCATTAACTTCATTAGAAATTAGAGAACATCTAAAATTTAAAGATGATGACGAATTGTATGATTTTCTTTATGTTGACCATACAATGGAAATTTTTGCACATTCACCATCAGCAGAAATGAGTACCTTTGTGGATTTTAATGAATTCTATTTAGAAAATAGAGACAATCACGATATTCTTTTAGTTTCTGACGAAATTGGAAAATCAAAACCAGCAACATTATTCTTCATTTCAAAGTTTGGATGTCAAGTAGAAAAAATCAAATTTTATAGTAAAGTAACTTTATCATCTCTTTGGGATGAACTTGATGTATTAATAACTGCGAACCCTGAATTGATTTTAAATCATCCTGAAGATAAAAAAGTGATAAAGTTTAACACAATTTACAATAGTAATATTGATTGTGAAACTTATATTAGTAATATTAAAGAATTAAAAGAACTTAAGTTTTAAACATATGCAAACAATTTTTGGTGAAACTTACTACATAGATTTTGATAGAATTGAAACTTTTATTGATACTAACATTGTAGATGAAGCAATATCTAGTGGTGAAACACCTGAACAACGTATTAATATTGTGAGATATGAATTAATTAAATTAATGCTAGATGTTCTTCTAACTGAACATGACGAAATTGATGAAAAAATGGGTATGAAAGGTTCAAACGGTCCATCAATTCCCTTTAAGTTAGCATTTAATTCTCTCTTAAATAAAAAAATATTAAACCATTATTAAAATGAACTCAGAACAAATAGACAAAATCAAAGAATCTATTAAAAACCTAAGAGATAAAAACTCAAGGATTTACTTTTTTGTACACGATACAAAAGGAAACGCAAAAGCGTCAATTAAATTTATTTATGATTGTGCAATCACTCTAAAAAAAGAAGGATACAATACATTTATTCTACACGAGAAAAAAGATTATGCGGGTGTCGCATCTTGGTTAGGTGAAGAATACATGAATGAAGTTCCACACCAAGTAATTGAAGGTGAGAACATTCAAGTATCACCTGAAGATTTCTTAGTGGTTCCTGAAGTATTTGGATTCATGATGGAACAAGTTAAAAACTTACCTTGTGGTAAAATTGTTTTAGCACAATCTTACTCAGCAATGTTAGAAACTTTACAACCGGGTCAAACATGGAATCAGTTTGGATTTTTAAAATGTATTACAACTTCAAACAAACAAAAAGAATACATTGAGGGTATTATGAGAAATCAGTCATTTGATATCATTGAACCTTACATTTCAGATACATTCAGAAAATCTGATAAACCACCAATGCCAATTATTGGTATTCACACAAGAGAACATCTTGATACTATTAATTTAATTAAAACCTTTTATTTGAGATTTCCTCAGTTCAGATGGTTTACATTCCGTGACTTGAGAGGATTGAGTCATGACGAATTTGCTCAAGCAATTTCTGAATGTTTCTTAACCGTGTGGGTTGACAGACAAAGTGGATATGGTACTTTCCCACTTGAATCTATGAAGTCAGGAGTTCCCGTTATTGGAATTGTTCCTGATTTGGTACCAAGTTGGATGAATGAAAATAATGGTATTTGGATTAAAGACCAAATTTTACTTCCTGAGTTGATTGCTGACTGGTCTCAGAATTGGTTAGAAGATAATATTTCTCAGGAAATTATTGCTAAAATGGATGAAACAGTTGAAAAACTACCAACAAAAGAATCTTTTGAAAAACAAATAGTGGATACCTTCTCAGCATACATAAATAACAGAGCTTCTTCAATGGAAGAACAAATTTCAAAATTTATAGAATAACATGAAAGAAACATTAGACGTAACCGTAATTTTACCAATCAAATCATCTTTACCAAGAGATTTTGATGAATATTTTGATAGAGCAATTCAGTCTCTAAAAAATCAAAAAACAGGGTATAAAGAATTAATCATTGTCTCATCACAAGAAGAAAAACTTCAAAATTATTTGAAACAATATGACTTCCAAGATGTTCCTCACAGAATTTTAACTTGGGAGGGTGAGGCAAGTTATGCAAATCAAATCAATTATGGTATTGAAAATGCAAACTCTGAATGGGTAACACTGTTTGAGTTTGATGATGAATACGCGGCAATTTGGTTTGATAATGTTAAAAAATACTCTTCATATTACCCTAACGTTCAAGCATTCATGCCTGTTGTAGTTGATGTAGATGAGAAAGGTGTTTTTGCAGGATTTACCAACGAAGCGGTATTCGCAGCAAACTTTGCAATGGAGTTGGGATATTTGACAAACGATATTCTTCAAGACTATCAGAATTTCCAATCAGCTGGTATGGTATTTAAAAAATCCGTATATGATGACTTTGGTGGGTTTAAATCAAGTATCAAATTAACCTTTGTTTATGAGTTTTTACTTAGATTAACTTATAACTCTGTCGTGATGATGACTATCCCAAAATTTGGATATAAACACACAAATATGAGAGAAGGTTCAATTTTTTGGAACTACAAAAATGGTGGTGACAGAATGATTGACGATGAAGTTAAGTTTTGGGTACAAACCGCAAAAAAAGAATATTTCTTCAAAGAGGATAGAACCATAAAATACGAATCATCAAGTAATTGATGTTAGAATCTCTCACAGCAACTACTGAAGAGTCATTATCTAAAAAAAGGGGAAGAAAAGCTGTTCAAGTTAATTATTTTGATGTCAGAGAAGAAGAGGCTGTAAGAGCGTTTTTATTGGCAGAGTCTTTTGAAGAAAAGAACAAAATATACAACGAATATCTTAGAGGTCCATTAGATAAAATGATTTCTTCAATTATCCGAAGATACAAACTGTATCGTAAGGATATGGATTTCCGTGAAATTCACACGGATACCCATTCTTTTTTAATGACAAAAGTAGATAAATTTAAACCTGCAAAAGAAAAAAAGGCTTATTCTTATTTTGGTACAATTTGTAAAAATTATTTAATGGGTCAAATCATTAAAGACCAAAAAGAAACAAATAGAAAAGTTTCATATGAAGATATTTCATCTTCATTAGAGGAAAGACCTGATATGATGTACACCATTGATAACGATGTTGTAGAATCGGACTTTGTAATATCAAAATATTTGGATGAACTTCGTGAATACGTCCGATTGGAAAGTTTATCGGATAGTGAGAAAAAACTTGGTTTTGCCTTAATAGATTTATTTGAAAATTACGAAACTATATTTTCAGGAACTGACAACAACAAATTTAATAAAAATATTATTTTACTTTCATTAAGAGAGATGACTAATTTATCCACCAAAGAAATTAGAAACGCAATGAAAAAATTTAAAAAATTATATGTTGTTGTTCAAACCAAAGTTAATATTTAACATTTTACAATTTTTCAAATACTTTTTATAAAAGTATTTATACGTATGCCAAGACCACAAAAAAAAGAAATTACATTTACGAAAGATTCTATTCTTTCTTTGATGCAAGAAATCTACAATGAACTTGTAGAGCAAAGAAACACCGCGATTAGAATTCAAAACAAAATGATTTCTATGATGAAAGAACCTGAGGATATGAAAGAAATTGGGCCTGTTTTAGAAAAACAACAAAAGATAGTAAATGACTGTGTTGAAAAAAAATTAACACTTTCAAAATTACAATCATCAATTTGGGAAAAATCAAACGTCCAACAAGAATCTTTTTCATTATCTGACTTTGATGACGATACTTTTGCAAAATTAGTAGATAAGGATTCTGACGTGGAATCTGACACTCAAAATTATAGAATGAAGTAATGCCAACATTAAATTCAAACCCTACCGATTTATCTGCGGGATATAAAAATATATCTTCACAGATTTCTGCATTTCAGGCGTATACTGCGGTGTCTACAGCATCAAAAGATGTTGATTCAACCCAAGGTAATTCAGATGCTCAAAGTGCAGGTAATATCGCCACGGGTCTGAATCAAATAGCTAAGGAACAAAAAAGGTTTCAAAGAAACGTTCCGACATCATACAATGAACTAGTTAAATTAATAGGTAAATCAAGTGGTAACGGAAGTGCAACAACACAAGAACTAAGAAAAATTTTGTTACAAACGGCTCTTAAAATGGAACCGTATGTTAACCAAATCGTAAAAGAACAAGCATTAAAACTATTAGGTTGTTCACAACAACAAACATATCAAGGTATTAATCAATTCCAAATTAATCAAATACCCTCACTAGGAACATTGCCAGCTCAAGAAGGTATCTACGTTAAATTAGAAGATATTGATTTTAATAAAACACTAAAAATAAAACCAACGTCTATTATTGGGAAAGCATCTTATGATGCAACACAGTTAAAACCTTTAACAGTTTACAAAAACTATAAAGGTCCAAAACCATTTCCAATGAACTATGAATTATGGTCCCGAACACAATTACCAACGCAAACATTCAGAGATGAATTTGAAGTGTTTTATAATGGTGGTGGTTCAAAACAAAGGATATTTGATATATCCTATGTTAAACAAGATAGTTTAGGTAATTCTGGAGATTTTTTCAGGGTGTTTTTAATTAACAGAGAAGACGCTCCAACAGGTTCAACCACAAATAAATTAGCGTTTTCCGCTCAAACGGTTTCAAAATCTCTTAGTGATTATTATCAATCTATCAAAATTTTTGAAGCTAAAAGTTTTGCGGGTACTTTGTTAAATTTACTTGTTGGAACTTTAAGTTCAGGTTTATCAATAACTCAAATTGAAAAACAAACAAAATTATCATTAATCATCAATAGAATATTTGGTAGATGTGAATCAGGTGAAAGTGAAATTGATGTTAGCGGTGTAGCAAAGGTTTCTGAAGTTGACGTTGATGACAACGAATTTTTTGACTTTGACCAAATTGATTTAAAAAATATTGATACAATCACAAATAACATCAAACAAAATGTGGTTGAATTTGAAGAATGTGGAAACGTTAAATTTCCCGTTGACAATAATTCAATTTTAACTCAATTAGGTAACTTAGATGAAGTTATTGAAGATTTATCCATTGAAGAACAAGTTCAAGAAATTGAAAATATCTTGGATTCTATTCCTAACACAATAAATCAAACAACTCAAAGTATTAATTTTACAAATCCATTTAATCAAAATGTTTTGCAAAAAATACCTGAAGCATTGGCATATACGGTATTAAACCCTAAAGTTCTTTTACCAATTTTCACATTTAAACAATTGTTAGAAAACCAAGTATTGGGTTTTGCAAACCAAATAATTACCAGTGGTGGTACGGTAATCAACGTTGTTAATGGATTAGTTCAATCGGCCAATACAATTAACCAATTGTCAAATCCAATTATTAATGATGGTGTTGAATTTGCAAGAAAACTCAGACAGTTTATATTTGGTGTTGTAGGCGCAATTGCAGAAAAATTCTTAGAGGTTTTATTTAATATTCTAAAAAAGAATTTACTCAATCTAATACGAGTAATTCTTGGTGATATTGCAAAAACCACAAAAGACATACGAATCAGAAAAATTCAAGCATTATTAGATGCTGGTGAATTCTTGGTAACGGCATTTGTAACCGCTAAGAATTATAGAGAATGTAAAAACCTAATAGGACAGATTCAAAAAATCTTAAAATTAATTTCAAGACAGATACCAAATACCAATCCAATATCTAAATCGTTAATTGGATTGGCAAATTATTTACCCGGTGTATCCCCTGAACGAGCAACAATAAATGCTATTGAGATTGCACAAAAATTCGGATTGCCAACAGGCGCCCTTGCTGACGGCCAACCAAATAAAATGATTTTCTACCAATTAGCAACTCAAAGAGGTCTCAAGTTTGAAGAAGCATCAAATGGTGTTGTTGATATTGGGGTAGACCCTATACAAACTGCCGCCGCTGGAGGTATACCTATATTAGTTGGAAAAAATAGATGATATGACACAAGAAGAATTTAAAGTAATTAGTGAAATCGTAAAAGAAAGTAAAAACATACCCAACGCCAAATTAGAAGAAACAATGGATAAATTGACTTCTGAATTTGAGACAAGTAAAAACGCAATCATCGGAATGAGTTTTTATTTGGATAAATTGGAAGAACTTTATAATACTCTTTTAAAAGAATATAAGGAAAGAACTAATGGCTAGGAATTGGTATTACGCTAAAGTTATAGATAGTAATGACCCACTTAACTTAGGTAGGGTTAGAGCAGATATTTTAACCGATGATAAAAGCGCAATTCAAAAGTCAGACACGTTTGACCCTGTAAAAGATATTTGGACTGAAAATGACCCATTTACCTTTAATTCATTATTGCCAATATACCTATTTACCGTCCCACTAAAGGACGAATTAATTCAGATATATTATCACGACAACGAAACGGCACAATTCCTTAACGCGTATTACATCCAAGGACCAATTAACCGAATACAAAATATTGGTTTTGAAAACTTTAATCAATCGGGAAAATATACCGATATTAAAGGTATCCAAGTATTAGGGGCAAAAGACTTAAGAAACACCGACGGAACATATAAAGATATTGACCCTGATGGTGTATTCCCAAACCCTGGTGATGTCGCCCAATTAGGTCGTGGCTCAACAGACGTTATTCATACCAATGATACTGTGTTAATGAGGGCGGGTAAATACAAAGGAAAACTTACAGGTAATGCCAATCCTGTTGGTAACCCAAACAGAGCCTTTTTACAGTTATCAAAATTTGGTATCAAAACAACAATTGGTAAACCTCAAGTCTTTGTTGATACAAAGGTAAAAAATCTTCAAATAAAGTATTTGGTTGAGTGGGATATAACAAATCCTGAAAACCAATTAACAACTTCCCCTGTATTCAGTGGTGCAATTAGACTTTATAGATTGAGACCAGATGAGAACACACAATCCAAAAATGTAAAAGTTAGTTCAAATCTTGAGCAGTACAAGTTTATTATAAATCAACAAGATTTTAATAATGTTACACTCAATGATGTTACCAAATTAATCAACAATTACATTAAAGTGTGTAACTCAAAAACAAAACTGCCATCAGGTGAAGTTTTATTTAGTGTGATTGAAGACAGGTACCCAATCTATTTTAGACCAACAAATAGGATTTACGATTACATGTTAAATTCTGTAGATGTAAAAACTAAAGAAAACTTAAATACCGTATTTAAAGACGTTAAATTGAACCCAAATGATAAACAGGGTGGTTATGGGTTAATATACGCGTTAGACAAGACCGGTGAACCTATAAACGTTAGTTTAAAGGGTATTACCCCCACGGATAACATAGAACTCCCTGAAACTCACGCAGCTTTGGGTGGTCAATATGTTTATCTGTTATCACAATACGCTCAAATACCCGGTAAAGATAAGATTAACTTCTTAAACAACCTATACGGTATTGATGAACCACAGTTTAACACACAAATTCAACCCAATACCTCAAGTATGGTAAGGGGTGAGCAACTTTTAGAACTACTAAACGTAATTGTTAGATTCTTAATTACCCACGAACACGGATATCCAGGTGAACCACCAGTTACTATAACTCAAGATGGTTCTTCGGTGTCAAATGTGTTAAAAGAACTTAATGACGCTTACGAAAATGTTCTCAATCAATATATTCGATTGAATTGATATTTATTACTAAAAGAAGTAAATGTCAATCTTAAGGTCATATTTTGTTAGAAACAATACGTTAATTTCCAATCTGTATACAAATACAGCACGAAACCCTGTAATTGAACTTAATTTTGGTGCATCAGATTTGATTGTCCCAAATTATGGTTTCACTCGTTTTATTTTTGATTTAGATTTAGATTACCTGCAAGAACAAATTGCATCGGGGGTAATATCAACAGGTTGTACTTCAGCTATGACCCACACACTTACGATGACAAATACGTCATCTTTTGAAGCCGACCTAATCAACACTAACATGTCAAACGGACGAAAAAGAGCCGCGTCGTTTGATTTAATTTTATTCAGAATACCAAAATATTCAGGAACAACAGGCTCACCTCAATTATGGGACGAAGGAGTTGGGTATGATTATAATATGTTTGGGACAACAAGTAACGGGGTTTCAGGTTCAATGACATCAATTGAACAATTCAATGATTCTATGTTCTCAACAAGACCATCCAACTGGTACCAAACAACAACAGTTACCAATTGGTCACAACCAGGTATCTACAACAACGCAAATTCATTAACAGGTTTAACAGGATTAAATTACTCGGCAATTACAATCGTTGACACACAACATTTTGAATTGGGTAACGAGGATATTGATTTTGATATGACCAATGAAATTAACGCAATACTTGATGGTTCACTAACAGGTGTAACAGGATGGGGTATCGCATACAAACCCGACATTGAAAGAATTACAGGTTTGACAGAATCATACTCTGTTGGATTCTTTGGGAAATATACTCAAACATTCTATCAACCATTCCTACAAACCACATACGATGATTTGATTAAGGACAATAGAAATATGTTCCTTAAAAACCAAGTAAACAAATTATACCTTTATGTTTATCAAAATGGTGACTTTGTTAATTTGGACAATCTACCAGTGGTTAATGTTGAAGATTCTGCAGGAACCTTAATATCTGGTGCAACAGGACTAACAACTTGTTTGGTTACCAAAGGTGTATATGAAGTTACCATACCAAACGCGTTTACCACACAACCCACACCATGTGTTTTTTATGACGTATGGAGTGATTTGTCAATAAATGGACAGTCTATACCAAACATAACAAATCAGTTCGTCCTGCAACCCTATAGTAACGGAATCAACATAGGCACACAATCAAGAGAACCCGAGAAATTCGGTTATGACTTTTACGGTATCCTACAGAATGAAAAAATCCTTAACACAGAAATCCGTAAAGTGGGTGTTGTGGTTAAAAAACAATGGAGCTCCAACCAACAAATACCAAACATTGACATATACTACAGAATATATGTTAGAGAAGGTACCACAGAAGTACAAGTACAAGATTGGACACCTGTAAACAGAACGCCAAACGAATATTATTTCATATTTGATATGAGAGATAAAATTCCAAATGAATATTTTGTAGATATTAAAGTGAACACTTCAGGTGAAACAGATATTTATAAAGACACATTACAATTCCAAATAGTTAACAAAAAATGAAAAGGGTAATTAAATTAAAAGAAAGTGATTTAACAGAAATCATTAAAAGAGTTCTCTCTGAAGGGGGGGACATGGAAACTAATAGATATATGTTCTTTTCAAATTTAGAACAAATGAAAAGACAATGTGAATTACTCCTTGACTTAGATGTTGATATGGTATCACAAATTCTTGACGATGGTCATGATTGGGCTGATGACCACATCACCGAAGCTAAAAATAACTTAGACCAAGTTTTTGATTTCTTAATGAATGAGACAAATGAGGAAGGTTATGAAGAAACCGATGTTGAGATGGATGTAATGATGGAAGGTCGTAAAAAAACCGGTACAAAACTATGTGCCAGAGGTAAAGCCGCGGCTAAGTCAAAGTTCAAAGTTTACCCCTCAGCTTATGGAAATGGGTTCGCCGTACAAGTATGTAAAGGTCGTATGAAAGGGTTGGACGGAAAAAAAAGGTGTTCTCCTCCTTATTGTTAAAATTTTAAAAAGGTAAAAATTTTTACCTTTTTTCTTGTCTTTTATGTTTAGCCATATATTTATTTATATGGATACAAAACTATGTGTTATATGTAACACCGAAAAAAACATAGATGATTTTTATAAATCTCAAAGAGGACGAAAATGTATTGACTGTGTTTTGAAAAAAGCTAAAACGTATAAAAAAATAAGAAGGTCAAACCCTGAAGTTAGAAAATTAGAGGGGTTAAAACAGAAAGAAAGAAGGGTACGACTTTGGCAAAATACTTTAATCCACGACTCCAAACGGAAAGGTGTTGAAAACACATTAAAAGTGGAAGACATTAATGAAATGTATGAAAATCAAAATGGTCTATGTTTTTGGTTCAAAATACCTCTTATTCCTTCAAACAGTTCAAAACACCCTCAACAACCTTCATTAGATAGATTAGATAGACTAAAGGGGTATACAAAAGATAATGTAGTATTAACGTGTTACTCGGCAAATATAGGAAGAAATGAAAACGATTTGGAAACTTGGAAAAAATTTTTATCTATCTTTTTGGAGAATAAATAAATTCGTGGTATATTTGTAGTGAAATAATACAACATGAACAAACATTTACACTTTTTACGTAGGTCCATACAAAAGTTTTCGATTTACTTATTTAGAATAACACAGGTTCCTGTGAAAAAATCTGAATATGAACGTGATTGCATTCAAATTTGTAAAAAACTAATCAAAAATCAAACAACAGAATTATTGTTAACACCTATTAGTGGTAAAAGGTATATTAATAATGAAGAATTACAAATTTCAGTAATTTTAAATTCACACAATGTTCAAATCATTAACCACATTTACTCATACACAATTTTTATTGAAGGTAAAGAATGGGAAAGATTAATTGATTTTTTCAATCAAGAAGTTGAATCTCGTAGAGAAGTGTTAGAACAACATATTACTTCTAATATCAAACACTCACTACAAAACATTTTGGTCAACATCAAATGAAAAACAATTACTTTAAAATAACATTTTGGTTTGGTATTATATCTATAATACTTGTAACATCAATTGTATCTCTTATTTGGATAAATCTATATCCATTTGTTATGGATAGACTACCAAATAAACATATTGGTAAAGATAACAATATGAGTATTCCGATAGATACAATGGTTTATGTTGATACTGTAAGGTTTATTGTACCTATAGAAAAAAAACAAGAAGTAATACATCCAAAAACTTTAATACAAGAAAATAAGACTAAAGATACTTCAATTAATCAGGATACCACAAAAAGTAATCCTAAAGATACTATTTAGACAAATGTTCCTTAAGAACATCTTTAATCAATTCTCTTAGACTTTCGTTTTTTCTTGGTTTGTAAGATACCATAGTTGGTTTATTACCTTTACCAATTTTTGGGTCTTTCTTTTCCTCTCTTCTTTTCTGAGCACATGCTGCTTTCTTTTGAGCGTCAGTCATTTTAGATGCAACACCCGCAGCTCTACATTTTGGATAACTTTTTGAATCCGCATCAGGTCTACCACATGGAGGATGACCACCACCCTCTTTTTTTCTACATATATTAACCCAAGGACCCGAGGGTTGTTTAGACCCTTTTGGTTTTTTTTTGGTACCAAACCAAACTGCCAAATCCTCTTTTAATAAATTATTTAAGATTTCTTCTTGATTCTGATTATTCATAGATAAAGACATTAGTTACTTTATAAATATCTTGGTTTATTTTTAGTATATGGAAGATACTTTAAATTCACAAATAATTTTATTTGACACTATCGTCATTAAAAATTCTGAAGACTTTGATAAATTCTTGAATGAAATCACCGATGAACAAAAAATTTATGTTCTAAAGTTAGGGATTCAAAAAGCTTTTGAATCGGGAGTATTTTCACTACAAGAATCCGAAATATTATCTAAATCTGTAAGAACTATCTAAAATAAAAAAAGGGGACCATTTGGTCCCCTTTCTTATTATCATCAAATTGATTATCTCAATTCTCTCAAGTCGAATGTTCTAACACCATCAACTGTAACTCTACCATAAAAACGGTTGTTAACCATTTTCTTAGCGTATCTTGTCATGATACCCTTGATAGGTGTGAAGTTGAATGGGTTATACATTGTTGGAGTTAATTGTAGAGGTACATACGGTGCGTAGATGTAACCTGTGTCTAACAATGATGTTCCTTTGTGTCCCAATAACACTTGGTTAGCTGGGAAGTAAGGGTCACGGTAAACTTGGTATCTACCTGCCAATGTTCCAACTCTTTCAATACCCATGTTGTATTGGTCTTGCTCAGGAGCTGCGTTTGATACGTGGAAGTACTCCAAGTCATCAAAGATTGCAGATACCTCAGAAGATACAACAATCCAGTTAGCTCCACCTCTTAAGGTAGATTTGTGGATTTGAGCTGAGATTTGGTTGATTGCAGTGATAAGAGTTTGGTTCCAATCCTTTTGAGTGTAAGGAACTGCGTTTCCGCCTAATCTCTTCCATCCGTTGTAATCCCAACGTAAGTTCCAAGCCGCGCCTTTTCTAAGGTCTCTTAAGATTTCACGGTCGATTTCAGCCGCAACTTGTTCAGACAATAAAGCTGTCAATTCAGCTTCAGCGTCAATGTTGTGGAACGCCGCAACGTCTTGAGCCATTTCAGGTGACCATTGTGCTCTTAACTTTCTTTCAGTCACAGAAACTGTAACAGACTGAAGGTCAAAAGAAACTTCACCAATCTTATCTTCAAATTCAAGGTTTTTGTAAACTTTGTAAGTAGTAACAAACGCGTTGCTATCTGCACTTGAAGAAGAGAATGGAGTTCCACAGTAACCATCAATAGAGTTAGTTGAAACTGTACATGGAGTAGTTAAATCAACTTCCAAGTAAATTCTACCTGTTGCGTCACATACGTCATAGTAAGTACCACCGTCGGTCTTAGAACTTGGGAACGCTAAGGTTTGGTTTTGACCGTATTGAACAATACCCTTACCGTATCTCTGAGTTACAACTCTGAACAAGTAGTTATTAGCTGTGTTAGCTGAAGTATAAACGTTTCCTTGAGCACCTCTAATAGTCATACCAGCCAAGAAAGTCTCAGTGTCCATAGGTTGACCATCAGGACCGATAAGTTTACCCGCTCCGTCTGGTGCGAAACCTGACATAACCAACAATACTTTTGTAGTTGCTGAGTTATAAGCGTAAGCCGCGGGAAGCATAACATCACCAATCCACTTAACAGTAGCGTTAGGTGCAGTTATAGCAGTCCACTCACCTCTAGAGTAATCGTAAAGACCTGGTGGGTCAAGAGCTGGTTCGTTACCTTCATAGAACTTGTCATACAAGTCTTTCTGAGTGTTAGGGTTGTAACCACTGTTTGGTGTTTGACCTGAAGGAGCGTTAGGTGCTCCATAAGGTGCGTAGTGTTGAGCGTTTGTTGCAGATTCAACTTCGTATTCCTGAATGAAAGGTACGAAGTAGAACAACTTACCGATAGGAAGGTTCATTGCTTGTACAGAAACGATGTCGTTAGCCAAAAGTTTAGAGAATACTCTTCTTACGATTGGGAAAACTACAGTTTCGAAAGAACCTGAGTCAGCAGTTGTTGATGCTTCATTGATGAGGTGTGACGCTTGGTTTTCATATAATTGAGCGACGTTCTCTTTTAGGTGACCTTTTAAGCCTTCTAGGAACCCTAATTTGTCCCATTTGTTAATTGTGTCTTCTTTGATAACTTTCAAGTGCTTAAGACCGATGTTACCTACAAGACCTGATTCTAATAATGCTCCCATTTTAGTTTTGGTTTTTTTGTTTTTAGTTTATTTAGATTTTAGACATTAAATCTTTAATTCTTAAGAATTGTGGATTTTCGTATGTCTTTGACTCGATTAAGTTTTGTGATGAACCTGAACTCATTGAGTTGTTAACAACTTTGTCAACACTCTCATTGATGTTTTTAGTATCAACATGACCTAACTGGTCTTTGATTGTTTTATAGAGTTGTTTTGATTCTTTTAAGGATTCTACAGAATCAAATCTTCTCAAAATGTTTATTTTTTCTTTTTTGGTAGTAGAATGTTCAGTGAACAATCTAGTTGCGTAAGCCAAGTTTGAATTGAAAACAGCCACTTCGTTGAGTTTTTCTCTGAATACATTTAATGCTTTTCTATATTCTTCGTTTTTCTCTCTAAGTACTTTTATTTCACTATCAACAGATTCTACTTTAACACCGTTATTAGTGTAATTGTAATTTCTGTTATTAGTAATACCTTTTCTCAAACCTCTACCTTCTTTAGACCCCATACCATAAGTTCTAGCAGCTTCTTTAGTTTCCTCTTTTTCGTAATCTTTATAGTGTCCTTTCTTTTCACCAGCTTTCTTTTCAACACCGTCTACATCCTTACGTTTGTATTCATGTTTTTTAGAACCATAGTTTTCTTCCATTTCACCTTCTTTGAATTCGAATTTAGCTTTACCAGTACCCATAGTTTTTGGACCCTCTTTTTTCTTTTCGTCGAAACCCTTTTTTGGTAATGTTTTACCGTACTTAAATTTAGGATTTCCCATTCCAACGCCTTTTGGTTTTACAGTCATTTTAGCTTCTTCGAGGTGATAGTCTTCAGAATTCATGTCTTCATCATCTTCTTCAATTTCCATGTCTTCTTCAGACATTTCAATTTCGTAAACAACTTCATCATCTTCTTCGTACATTTCACTGTCCATTTCTTCATCAAGTCCTAAAGCACTTAATACAGCATCTAAATCAGTGTCTTCTTCATCCAACTCTTCGTTGAATTCTATGTCCTCTGACTCGTCAAGTTTTACGATGTACTCAACATCTTCATCAGTGTCTTTGATGTGTACGTCTCCACCGTCTTTCTTAACGATGATACCATCTTCTTCACTCATAGATTTGAAAATTTTCAAGATTTGTTCGTCTGAAGCGTTTGTCAAATCCATAACATCTTCGTCTTCCATGTCAGACATTCCCATGTCATCCATGTCAGACATTCCCATGTCATCCATTCCGATTTCTTCATCCTCGTCGTTATCAACTTCGTCGTCCATGTCAACCATGTCCAACTCAGTACCCATTTCAATCTCATCTTCAGTTTCTTGTTCTGAAAGAGATTCTTTTACTAACTGACTGATTTCTTCCTTCATAGTAGAAGCAAGTATTCCTTTTGCGTTTTCGGCAATTACTTCTTCAACATTTCTCATTTGAATCAAAGCCTCTTCAACTAAATTTTTAGTTTCTTGCATTATTTTTTCTTAATAAATATTGCACCAAACAAAAAAATCCATTTTTGAGACCTTCATTAAGAAAAAATCTCAAAAATGGATAAAAAAAAAGTGGTCAAATTGACCACTTTAATATTATTCAATTACTTCATCAATTTTACTCTCACCAACCGAAACGATTCTCCAATCGTGTTGAAAGCCTTGGTACTTCTCAGTAACCTTGGCTTCTACGTCGGTTACGGAATAACCTCTAACCAATTTCTCTTCTCGAATTTTTTTTAATCTACCTGAATTTTCGTCGGGTAACTCGTAAACAATTTTTGCCACAAAGAATTTCTCATCCATAATTTAAAGTTTTTTTATCTACCCAAAAAATCGGATAATTTTTTCATTAAGTCAACTGATTTTTCCATTCCGTTGTCTTTAATGTGTTGTTTTTTTTCCTCATCCAAGTTTTCTTCGTAATTAACCCTATCCTCAGGGTTGTTGAAGAGGTATGCACCAGGTGTTGACGGTGACGATACTAAATCAAAACAGATAAGTTCAAAATCATCTTGTACTTCATTTTGTTCCCCAACTTTCTTTATTGAACCAACTCCACGAGAAGATACACCCATAGTAACACCTTGTCTCATTAAGTTAGCTGCAATGTCACCTTTAGTAGAAACAATACCTTTTTCGTGAAATCCTGGTGAAGTCAACAATTTTAATTTACCCATTAGAGCATTACCATCCCACCAAATATCGGTAATTAGATGTGAAACTCTATCTAAGTCAATAAGAGATGACTCAGGGTGATTTAATTCAGAAGTTGACAAACCTTTTTTAATTGCGGTCTTGTATTTTTCAGATTCTCTCTTTAAAATCTTTTCAGGATATATTCTACCGTTTCTATTAGGTACACCGTACTTCTGTAATACAGCATAAAACTCAAAAGGATTCCTATAGTCTAATTCTTTTTGTTCACGAAGAATGTCAACATTTTTTGGGTCTGATGGTGATACCCATCCCGCATCCATTTCAACTAAAATACCCTTACCCGTTTCACTGGCGTTTAATATTCTATAATCTTTCATCTTATCTTTTAAATGATAAATACTAAGTTATAGGAATGTTTTCTCCGATATAGGGTTTTTGGATGATGAAAATAAAAATTTAGTATTTCGTATGATACAATTTTTATAGATTTCTTTGATAATTTTTTTGACAGAATCTTTAACTATTGTTGATTTAAAATCTAATTCATTTTTAGTGAACAAGGTTATTTCAAGATTCATAAAACTTTTTTTACCTACTTGAATCCCGCTAGTTCTCAAATCTAAATCAACGATAAAATTTTCATTGAATAGTTCCCCATTTAAACTTTCATAAACAGAATGTTTAATATCTCTACTGAGATTTCCAACAATTCTTACCCAATTTTCATATTCATCTTTAGGTAATACCCACGTTTGAAGGTTTATGTACAATGACTTTAAATTCTTAGAATCAACTGTACCATAAGATGTTTTCAAAGATTCATATTGATTAATTTTAATTGTTTTACCTTTTTTCATTAAGTTAAATTTCTAACTTTTATTGTCTTTTTAAAAATTATAACTGAATTTTACCAAATTACCAAATATTTCTTGTATATGTTAATAGTTGTTGTAAAAGGTAACATTGAGAAGTCTCTGAAAGAACTTAAGGGAAAGGTAATCAAAACCAAGCAAACAAAAAAACTCCTTGAACTTAAGGAGTTTGATAAAAAATCAGTAACTAAGAGAAAGAAAAAATTGTTAGCCCAATACAAACAAAAGATTAGGATTCAAGAACAATAGATTCACCAAGTTGTTTCAATCTTACATAATTAAGTTGGTCAAATTTTTCAGACTGAATTTTTTCAATAGTCTCTTTAATAGTTTTTACAACATCACTTTCAGATTCATTGTCTTTTAAAGACGATAATTTTTGAATTGTATTTTCTTTTAACGTTTCAAATTCTATTTCTAAATCTTCTTGGTTACCGGCGAAAACGTGAAAAACATTCTTTTTGGTTGTTTCATCCAAAGTATCCAAATACCTTTGAATTGTTTGATTAGCAATAGTTACCATAGATTTTAATGGAATTTGTGTAAAATTCTCATTAATTTTAGGTTTTGACATTAACACACCTAAAACATTTTTCTTAGATTGAACCCTTTCTTGAATGTTAATTGAATCAAGATACACCAAGATGTCTAAATCTTTGTATATGTTTTCAACATTACCACCATTTTTTGGTAATTTCACATTTTCTAATATCTGTCTAATCAGTGAGATACCTTCTTCCAAGTATTCTTTAGCGTCTTCACTACTAAGATTTTTGGGTTTAGACAAGTCGTCATACAACGAATATAACCTCGAGTAAGATTTGTTTTCTAAAATATTATGTTTAAATTCTTTAAGAGTTTTCTTAAAGTTGGCTGGATTACTGTAAGATTCCAGTAGGTTTTTTTCGATAATTGATTTAATTTCTCCGAATGTCATGTTTGCAGGGGTTATTTGGATTCATAAATAAATATTACGAACCAAGTAACTTATCCAATTCCTCAGCAATTTTTCCTAAGTTTTGTTGACCAATACTTAAATCAAGAAATTTTGAACCATGAATATCATTTTCTAAGAGAATATTTAAGTCTTTTACATTGGTAGATTCAGGTGTTACCGCAGCTTCTTCACCAGGTGGAGTTTCTGGTGTTTCAGGTGCTCCTCCTCCTCCGAACTCAGCATCAAATCCACCACCTAATCCACCGGGGAAATCTGTTGCTGCTGGTTCACTAACCTCACCTGGAGGTGCTGCCGGAGCTCCCGCACCTTCTTTAGTACCATATAACTTATCCAATGTATCAAAGATACCTGTCTTAACAATAACTGTAGGAGTATTTTTAAGTTCCTCACCAATGGCTCTTTCCATTCTTTGTTGTAGTAAGTCAGTTCTAATTTCATCATCAGACCAACCAAATATGTGCTTTTTAGCCCATGTTGAAGATGCTGGTTGAATACCGTTTCCTGGGTCTGTAACAACATCTTTATACAACAACATTTTTTCCTTCCACAAATCAACTTTTAACAAATCAGCTTGTGTTGAAGGGTTTGTTAAACCTAAAGTAAAGTTTGAAACTTCTTCTTCAAATCCCAATAAGAAAAGGTGAATAATAGCAATTTTATTCATCTCTTGCAACATTGATTTTTGAATCCTGTTGATAGTTCTAGCAAAACGAATATCCTGTAGTGCTAATGATTTTCCATCACCAACAGTTTCTTCAAATCCCAAGAATGTTTTTGGAATACGAAGTGCTGTTACAAGTTTTTTCTGAATATATTCAATATCGGCAATTTCAGAAAGGTTTGTAGCACCTGGCAAAGTTTCAATCGGAGAAGGTTGTGCCGGGTCTCTTACAGGGATAAAATAATCTTGGTCAACCGCCATTTGGTTGAATCTCATATCAACATTACCTGTCTTTGAATCTACAATTTGTTCTCTTTTGAATTTGTTGGCAACTCTTTGTACGTATGCTTCAATATCATCATCTTCCATGTTACCAACATACACTTTGAAAATTCTTCTTTCAGGCGCTCTTGATGTTCTGTAAATTAACATCGCATCTTCTGATAACAAAAGTTGTTTCCAAGTACGTCTTGATTTTTCCAACATGGATGTACCATAAGGAAGTTTTCTATCATCCCCCAATAATCTGAAATGACCTACTTCCCATGGTTGAAAATCTATATTTCTTGATTTCCAAGTAAATTTAAGACCTTTACTATTGTCAGGTGTTTTTATGTTAGAGGTACCCATCCTTTCCGACATACCCAACTCATATCTTTCAATTTCAATGTTTGGAAGTTGGATACTACCAATAACCCCTTTTTCAGGGTCAAGTCTGAGATAAATAAAGTTGTCACCATACTTGCATGTGTTTCTTGTCCACATGGGTAAGTTAGTGTTAATATCTAAAGAATTATTAAATAAATCGGCTAATACGGATTTTATTCTTTTAGATTCTGAATAAATTTGTAGAATAAAACCATCTTCGTTTGGTGTTGTAGATTCTTCGGCGTAAATGTCCAATGCCGCGGCAATTTCAGGAGTATTATGTGAAAAAATAGTGTCGGTGGCAAAATTTTTATAACCAGGAACTGTCAAGTCATACACAGGAATAACACCATAAGGTTCAATAGATTCAATTTTGTGATTTAAATTGATTACAT